GGGCAGGATGTCCTGACTGCCCCTTCCGACCTAAAACCAAATAGTGGGGTTCTCTGAACTCCTTTTTTTATGATCAGTTCAGATACACCTTACAAGTTGGCTGAGATCATTCGAGATACTTGGCCAAATCTGTACAGAAAAAATAAAGCATTAAATAATAAAACTAACAAAAAAGAAAATGAAGAAGTACGGGAATGAAGATTATTTTTCTGTTATTGAAATAAACACTGGAAGAAAAATTTGTGATTGCTCTGATGAAATGGATGCTCTTATGATGGTTTCTTTCAGTCCAAAAAACAGAACTATTACAAAAAATAAATTTCTGATGGGTCAGGTGGTGGACATTCAGATGCCTAAGGCACTACCAACTAATGAGATCGTCGTGAATATGGACGGTGGTGTTGGTGGTTCCTGGGAAGTTCGTGAACCACAACCACTTCCTCAAATTAAACTTCCAGAGGGTCAAGGAAAACCTGTTCAGGTATGAATCATCGCAAAAGAAAACAAGCAGATAATCAAAAAAAGAAAAGGATGTATACACCTGAAGGATATATAAATGATCCCCCAGATGCAAAATGTCCTTACTGTGGGAAAAAACAAAAATCTTGTTCTCATGTGAATAGTTTAAGTCGTGCTTGGGCTAGAGATGCTTGCTCCAAGAAATTCAAAAACAATAAAAACAATGGTAAAACATCCTCTAATTGAAGATGGGTATTTCCAAGACCCACCAGGGTCAAAGTGTCCATATTGTGGTGAGACTGGTAAAATATGTTCTTATGTCAACAGTATAAATCGTGCTTGGGGTAGAACTGTTTGTGAGAAAAAAATTAAAAGTATGAAAATGTAATATATAATTATGTGTTAAATGTTTTTATGAATAGTAAAAACTTCCAGTAAATGCCCCTCACACTTTGGTGTTTGGGGCATTTACTGTATAATGATATAAACCTGAGTTTTAGTATGGAAAAGGATTTTAATATTTTTAAAACAGATATAAAAGACTTTATTGGTGTTTTTGATACTGATTTCAACGGTAAAGAAATGATTGATTATTTTAATTTTTTGAAAAAAAGTAATCAATCATTAAAAAGACAATATGATTCTAGAAAAAACAATCTAAAAGATGAAGTTATTTTTGTCGGAATTGAATCATACAAAGTAAATACCGATATCAATATTTTGAAAAATTATAATCATTTAATGAGTGTCTGTCTTGAAAATTTTGCATTAGTTTATCAAGTACTATTTGATATCTCAAGTATTCAATACACAGTTAATATTCAAAAGACACAAAAATGTGAAGGATTTCATAATTTTCACTGTGAAAAAGCATCTAGTGTTTTTTCACATTCAAGACATTTAACAACTATGGTCTACCTAAATGATGTATTGGATGGAGGGGAAACAGAATTTTTATATCAAAGTCGAAGAGTAAAACCAAGAGAAGGAAGAGTTGTTATCTTTCCTACACAATGGACACATACTCATCGAGGAAATCCTCCTTTATCTGGTGATAAGTATATTGCTACAAGTTGGTTACACTTAAACGATACTAATTTACCCGAGTAAGAGTTTATGGAAATTTTAAATTCACCACAAGACTTTTTGTTTAATTTGCATACGTGTTCACCGAATGAAGCAAAAAAAATGTGGAGGAATTCAATAAAAGAAAAATGGAACCATCAATGTGCTTATTGTGGAGAAAAAACAGAAGAGTTATCAATTGATCATATTGTTCCACAATCACAAGGTGGTAACGATCACATAACAAATGTTCTATGTTGCTGTGTAAAATGCAACAGATCTAAAGGACATGAAAAATGGGATCAGTGGTTCTCAAGACAAAACTTCTTTACAGAGGAAAGATTTAATGCTATAATAAGTTGGCAAAGGCAACTGTTGACTCAAAACTTGAATTTACACAAATATAAACCAAGAAGGAATAAAGTTTTATGAACATAATTGTTTATAGCAGAAGTGGATGTCCATACTGCGATAAAATCAAATCTGTCTTTGAACAAAGAAGTATTGATTATACTTTGTATGAATTGGATACTGACTTTGTTCGTGATGAGTTTTATGAAGAATTTGGTGTTGGTGCAACCTTCCCTCAAGTAGTTTTAGATGGGAATAAATTGGGTGGATGTACTGACACTGTTAAGTATATGGTAGAAAACAAATTAATTTAAATGTGCCCTATAAATAATTCAAATCACCCCGAAATTAATAGGGGTGTTGAGTTACTACTTCGAAAAAGGAGGGAAAAAGAAAGTCAAAAAATTAAACAAAAAAAGTTTAGTTTTTGCAAGACAATTTCTCTCCTTAAGAGAGAAATATTAATAGATTTAAATTTTTCTATAATTGAAAAACAATAAGTTCTCTCGGAGGAATAACCATGTTAGCAGCAGAACTCACAATTTTTTCTTTAGTTTCTATTTTATTCTTATTGGTGGGTGGAGTAATTGGTTGGCTAACAAAACAACATGTGTATAGCACACAGCAAATGCAGGTATATACACACCCAGAAATGTTCGATAATAATGGAAACATCATTCCAGATGAAATAATAGCAGTACGATTTGAAAATGACCATGACTACGACGAAGAAGAAGACGACTGAATCAAAAGCAGTCAAATTGCCTCCAAAGCCATTTGCATTTGAGGTACTTTCTTTAGCATCAAAGCAGAGATCTAATGCAAAGAAAGTAGAAATTCTTAGAGAATATGAACATGATTCTTTGAAGGCAATTTTTATTTGGAACTTTGATGAAAGTGTGATTTCTGCTCTTCCACCAGGAGAAGTACCATACTTTGGTGACAATGATTTCAAAACATCAACCATGTCTGAAAGGATTCAGCAAGCAGTTGATGTGATGGGAGATTTGAATTCAGAATCACTTGGAGCATCAGATCAAAAATATACAACAATTAGAACAGAGTACACCAAGTTTTTTAACTTTATTAGAGGTGGAAATGATTCCCTAAGTTCTCTACGAAGAGAGAATATTTTCATCAATCTTCTTGAAGGTTTGCATCCACTTGAAGCAGAAATACTTTGTTTGTGCAAGGACAAAAAACTACAAGAAAAATATAAATTAACAAAAGAAATTATATCAGAGGCATTTCCAGATATTACTTGGGGTGGACGCAGCTAATGAAAGTACTTCATCAAGACTGCACTCCTGAAGTAGCAAATGATAGAAGTCTACCTTATAATACTTACTTGGTTACATATCAAGATGAGGGAACAACAAAGTATGACGTTGTTCAATGTAATAAAAAAGTAGAAATTTTTGATTATTATTGGGATAGGTATAGAGAATATTTTATTTCCTTTAAGCAGTCTGAAGGGAGAATCAATCCAAAACTCTGGAATATCCAACCAAAAAGTTCTGATAAAAGGAAAAAATGAAAGAAAAATTTGAAGACGTTCTGAGAAAAGAACTCAAAAAAGAATTTGAACATCAAATGAATGTTCAAATAAATCAATCAGAACTAAAAAATATTATAAAAGAATATAAAAAAATTAAGAAGTTCCAGAAGACACCACTTTATGAAGTGATGCAAATGGATAAAAAAAGTAAAAAAGATTCTTAATTCTGTATCAGATTTTACAAAAGTGCTTGACTATATAGAGTGAATAGGAGTATAGTAATCTCCTAACGTTCATCCTATGACAAAAGCACTCTTGCTTTTAGCATGGGTTCCACTTCTTTCTATTGCTGCGGCGCATCCACTCGAAACTGAATATCCAGTTACGATTAGTTGTGACACGGCGTGGGAACTAATGGACATCGTTAAAAACGACGATGTAGTTAATCAAAGAAGAGAAGACCGATTGCTTTTAGAACTACGAAAAGACGTAGTTAAGAGGTGCTAAAACTGAATAGGACGGAAGTAAGCCGACTCGGAACGGATCGTTCATCGGGAAACCGACGCAAAAGCCGACTGAAGGAACGCTCTTTAGCCTCAAAATTAAGGAGAACCTAATGTCACAAGTAGTATATCGTGGTGTCGCATATGACACCGAACAACGCCGTCAAGCACAGGCACAATTACAACAACAACCTCAACAATACAATGAGACCTACCGTGGGGTCAAGTTTGTAAAAGAGGGGAACAAGGGATGACAGCAACTTATCGTGGTGTGAAGTATAATACTCACACTCCAAAACTAGAGTACCGTAAGTGGTATTCGGAAACACATGCTCCATCTCATCCACCAAATAAGTATCGTGGTATTTCCTATCGTCCATGTAACAAT